GTGATGGACTGAGCCAAAGCTTCGTCGGCGGTGGCCCTGGTGGCCACCTCCTGGCTGATATTGGCGGTGTTGCCGTCTACCGTGACCCCGAGCTTCGTGATGGACTGGGCCAGTGCCTCGTCCTCGGTTGCGCGGGCGTAGCTCTCCTGTGATACCGCGGCTTCAACCTCGCCCACGGAGACCTTCACCTCATCAACCTGGCGGGCTATGGCCAGATCTGCATTGGCGAAGGCGGAATACACGGTCCAGGTGCCGGCCTTCACGGCTGCGCCGCCAGCAAACCAATCGTTTCCACCGGCCATATCCGGATTGACTTGGGCCTCAACACCCAGCACCCGAGAAGCCACGGCCGCGAGTTCACCGTTGATCTCCTCGACACTGGTCTCGACCCCGTCCAAGCGCACGGCCAGCGCGGCGACCATATCGCCGATCGAGGCGTAATCCCCGATGTACTCCCAATAGGTGCCATTCGTCACTGGGGTGCCGGCTGGTACGTCCTGCTTGGCCCGATACATCTTGCCGTCGAGTTTGACCAGGGAACCCGCCAGGTAGGACTTGCCCGACTCCCAGTCGGGGGCGCCAGCGATATCTGCGATTTGCGCCTGTAGGGTGTCGAGCTGCCCCTGGAGCGCGTTGTCGCCAACCGTGATGCGCTCATTCAGGTCTTCAGCAACGCCCTCGATCCGCTCATTGATGGAACCAGGCCCTGTACCGGAGATTTTTTCGATCTCGCTCAGCAGGTTCTGGCCCAGCTCGGTTTCGGTGATCTTGCCGGTGATGTAGTCGAGTATCTCGTTGGCGTCGGCACTCGACTGGCCGTGCACCCAATCCGTCCAAGGGCCGATGTTGCCGGTGCGGTCAACTAGGCGCCCACGGAAATACCGGATGACCCCAGCAGCCATGCCGCTGTGCAGGTAGCCGGATGTGGGGTAGGCCTGAAGGCCCAGTGCCTCCGGATTCTGCCCGGTGTACTCGGATGCCATCTGCAGCTCGGTGTAGGCAGTGTCGCCAGCGCCTTCGGGAAAGCCCCAGGAAAGACGTATGCCGAAAATCTCCGACTTCGTCCGCAGGTAAGCCAGCGCGGGCGGCGCACCTTCTTTGCCTTTGAGCTGAGTGAGCGTCGAGCTTTTCCAAATCGACGTAATGTCGAATGAGCTGACAGCGCGCACGCGGGCCAAGTAGGCGCCAGCATAGATACCAACCACGTCAACCGAAGTGGCCCCGGTACGCTGCAGCCGGATCCAGTTGCCGTTGTCCTTGCGCCATTCCACGTCATAAGCAACTGCGCCCTGCACTGCAGGCCAGGCAATCGTCATGGTACTGACCGCGATGCCTTGGTCCACGGCATAGGCCGAGGTCAGGGACACGCTAGCCGGCGGCTGGACAGTCTTGACCGGGATCACGCTGATCGGGCGTTCGTCCAGCTTGGCGCCGGTGTCGATCGCAGCGAACTTGCTCGGGTTGAACTCGAGCGCGGTGATCTCGTAGTCGCCCTCCTGGGTGCGAGTGGTCTTCAGCACTCGGAACAGCTGTACCGCCAGGTCGTCGTAGTCGATCGCCCACTGCAGCTCTGGCTCCGGCTGAACGCCATACGCGGTGGTAACCGTCACTGCACGACCGGCGACGGACTGCACCGTGCGCGCCTGGGCGGTGCCGTTCGGCAGGTTGAGGATCAGACGGTCACCGGCCTTGATCGGCGTGTCACGGTCCAGGGTCACGACGCGCCCGGCGACTGCCGAGATCCGGCCACCGTTCGGGCGGCCAGCCACCAGCTCGTCAGCCACTGGGATGACGTAACCAGGCAGTGGGATACGGCCTTCCATGCCGGTCTTGAAGGTGACGGTGCGGTCCTGGCTATTGCTCAGCAGCGCCCACTTACCGCGGCGCTGAGCCTCGGAGGCGCGGGTGCAGCCGATGGCCGAGATCTCGATCGGGCGATCGCGGTACCGCCGCTGCAGCGCCAGGTCGGTGACCGGGATGACGTCGGTGTCGTAGTTGTTGGCCGGATTGTCGTAGCTGACCAGGGCGCGGCTGTAGTGCGTATTGCGCTCGGCGCCGCCATAGACGAACTCGCCATCGATGACGTTGGCCCGGGTGAAGACGTAGTCGATGTCCTGCGCGCGCGGCATGTCCGCCTGCATGAACAGCGAACCGTGGGCCCAGTACACCATGCCTCGGTAGATCGCCGACAGATCGCGCAGCAGGGTCCAGGCCTCAGCGCGGCCCTGCAGGTTCATGTCGCACAGGAAGCGCGGCTCCTGACCGCCCTGCCCGTTCGGCACGAG